GCCTGCGTTGCGGGTGCTCGGGATATGTTGTCGGAGTATCAGAGGGATTCAGTTGGGTTAGCTGAGCAAGCTTTTCAGGATTGGTCTTCTCAGGTTCCACCGGATAAGTTTGCGTCGGTTAAGACGGCTCTCGAGACTGTATCTGCCAGCTTGGGAGATATGGACGTCAGTGACTACCTGTTCATGCTGAAGAGTGATGTTAAGCCTGATTTGACGACAAAACCGGTGGAGAGTAGGATTGAACCGCAGGCTATTGTGTATCATATGCGCGAGTTGAATGCACTGTATAGTTCGGTGTTTCGAGTCCTAGTTCGTCGACTCCTGTCGCTACTGCGACCGAATTATCATTTGAATTTGCTCAAGGATATGGTCGATGTTGAGTCTTTTGTTAGGGCCGTGCATCCTTTCGGCGCTGAGGTGAAGTATTTGGAGAATGATTTCTCGAAGTACGATAAGTCTCAGGGTAGGTTTGTCTTCAGGCTTGAAGCGTATGTCTTTGCGTGTTTGGGGATGAATGGTGATTTGCTGGACAAGTGGGTAGTGGGTCATGTGGAGTGTTCTATGCGGTCGTTGTCGTTGGGCATGTCGTTGCACGTGCTCTATCAGCGCAAGTCTGGTGATAGTACCACGTCCTTTGGCAATGGGCTGCTCAATTTACTCAGCGTCACTTATGCATATAGGGGTACGGGGGTCCTGTGGGCTGTGTTCATGGGTGACGATTCGTTGGTATGTGCGTCAGTTGTGGCGAATATCAGCACTGCAGCGAGGTTTTTGGCAGAGATTTTCAATCTCGGTGCTAAGACTTTTGTTACGGAGGCGCCGTATTTTGCATCGAGTTTCTTGTTGGTCTCGGATCGTTCTGAGAACTTGGTGTTTGTACCGGATCCTGTCAAGCGAGTTGCGAGGTGGTCGATGTCGGTTGCGGCCGATGATCCGCAGTGGCATGAGAGATATGTTTCCGCGAGGGATTCGATGAGGGTGTATCTCAATTGCTTTAATATGGTCGGTCTGGAGAGGGCTGTATCGTTGAGGTATCCCATTGGTGTGGGTGAGGTCAGGGGAATAGCTGCGGCGTTGGCCACATTGCTTAGCGATGAGAAAAAGTTTCGGGGCATTTGGGAGGATCTTCCAGAAGAGTCTGTTTATTGAAATTGGTGTGTTTGTTTTCCCGTAATACAAGGGAAAAAAAA